CAGGTACCCTTAGGCAAGCGCTGCGGTCGGACGAACCTGGGGTTCTCGAATTGCGGCGGAGGCGCTCCTGCTCGGCAATTCGCTGTAATTGCTATTGGTATGAGAAAAAAGGGCCGGCGTCAAATGATGCCGGCCAAGTCGCTCGCTCTTCAGGAGGGGCCTGAAGCTCAGATTTTCGTGTACCCATCCTCAAACTCGGTTTTCGGCGAAATGGATTTGTAGTCATCCCGATAGATCACAAGGTAGTCGCCGAGCACAGGGATGTAGCGCGCGAACATGGCGCCACCACAAGCGATCGGCAGATAGTCCGGGTCAACAAAATAGATCACCCGATCGCCGGCAGCGTTGAGAGCGTCTCCGACATCGGCAATCTGGGCCGCCTGAACCACCTTGTGAGACCTATAGTACGGATAGTTCTTGGTCGCCTCAGCGACCGCCTCATCAGCCATAAAATTCTCCTTCAGTTAACGAGAACCCTCTTTTCAGAGACCTGGGTCGACATCGACCTCATACGCCGGCCGATTGACATCGGCAGGCAGCGGTTCGATCGACCGTCGGGCTTGTAGACCAGTACCACGGAGCCTTTGCGACCGGGCTTCGGGAAGTCTGGGGACGAACTGATCGTTGCGGGTGCGAATCAGGTTCCGGGCCGCTGCAATCTCTTCCTCCCGAGCTTCCTTCGTCAACTCCTCTGGACGTTCGTAGAGCCCAAGGCCATCGACGATGATGTGCTCGGTATTCAGCTTATTCTTGCTGTCATGAGATGGACCGTAGCGACCCGGATAGCGGTCCATGCCGACTGGCTCCCAGCCACCCATTACGAAGTTGGCAACGGTCCGGCGCTGCTCCTCCCCATCCACCGTCAGGGCAATCCACTGGTAAGACCATCCTTCCGGAATGTCCTCCTGACCGATGAAGAATTTGTCCTCGGAATTGGTGACCCGGCGGGTGACCATCTTGCCGTGGCGCCCCATCACTGCCACCCGGCCGCTCACAGGATCTCGCGAGACATGCGTACGGCGCACGGTGGGAGACTTTTTGGCCTTGGCCTTAGCTCGAGCCATAGTTGAGCGCGGGCTGTCATCTCCGGCATCTCCAGTGTCTACGGCGTCAACCTCAGCCCGCTGCCGACGGACACGCTCAATGGCACTCGCGGCATCCTTCCTGGGACGACCGATGACTTTCGGCCGGACAATCTGAGTAGCAGCCTCTGCCTTAGCTTCGCGTTCCGCCCTGTTGCGCGCCCGGGCTGCGTTCATCGCCTCGACGCGCGCCATCTGTGCCTTGCTCGCCATTTTGATCACCCTCAATAAGTATGCGTGTGATGTAACGGAATTGGCTCAACCCAAGTCGATACGCCCAATTCCATTCCCGTGGAATCGGCAAGGCATAGACGACAACTCGGGCCCATCGCTTCCAGCTGCGCATCACAACGTCGAGGTCGCGTGGCGGGCCCGGCGCAACGCGGCTGAACTGAACTGACGCGGGAAGCCGGGGGGGGCATTCTTGCTGCAGGCCAGCCAGCCGCGTTGCGCCAGAACCGGTACTCATAGCGTCGGGGTCGCGTAGCGGCCCTCCTTGTGCATATCACGCTTACGGCGAGCGTATTCTTCGACCCCGACAGGTTCACCGATCCGAGGGTCATTCTTCTCGATCTTTCGGCCACGACGATCGACGTTGCCGGCGTTCCAGACGACCGTGCCGTCAGTCGCCGCAGCAATCTCGCCTTCGTTTAGATGGATGTCGCGCGAATTGCCACCGCCGCCGCTCGACCCGCGTGCAGGAGCTGATCTCATTTTCGATCCTCTTACGTCATTGGTGTCGCCGGCGCCGCCGCCACGATCGTCATCCCGGTCTCTGCCTTCGTTGTCCGCCCTGATCGCTTCAGCCTCCGCACTGCCACGGCCGCTTCTGGTAAAGCCCATCTTGCGATCAAGATAGGCGAAATATTCGTCGCTCTCCGGCTCGTAGCGCTGCGCCAGGGCGGCATGATGAGCGGACATTGCCTCGTTGCGCCGGGTAACGTTGGTCACGATCTCCTTGTGATCGCGCAGCCAGCGCTGGGTTCGAGGCGAGTAACCCTTGATGGCATCCTCGAACTGCTCTTCCTCGGTCGCTGGCCGACGACGAGCCGGCGGCTCATCCTGCTGAACAACCCGGCGCCCCCGATCGGCGCCAGTGTCGGCAGCAATCGCCGCCTTGCCAGCCTTGAGTTGGGCGATATCTCCACCCAGTTCTGACATGCGGCGATGTGACGCAGCAATTTTCTTGGAATCACCGGCTTCGAAGGCCGCCGCGTACTCAGATTCCAGAGTCGTCATCTGAGCTTCACTGGCCGCCAGAGCTGTCTCGATTGCAGTGCGACGCGTCTCGACGGTCTCGTTTGAGGCTGCTACCGCAGCTCGTCTGGCGGTCTCAGCATCGTCCAGATTACGCCGAGCACGAGCTTCCGCGTCAGCTACGCGCCGTTCAGCATCCTCATTTGACTTGGTGACCCGATCAAGCTGAGCTTTCAGATCACCGAAGCCGACGTCGTTAATCTGTTTGTCGCCATCAGGTACCGCGCGGCGGCGAGGCGCCTCATTGGTGTCGACTACAACCAGATCTTCGTCATCATCCGGGACCTGGATCGTCATGCCTCCTGCCATTTCGCTCTCCTTCACCAAACATCATCAGGTGAGTTAATCTTCATGCGGATGTTGCCCTCCGTCAGCATGCGACAGAGCACCTGATTTGAAGTCAGCGTAATGCCCCAGCCTTCGCTCGGACGGAACACCACCCAGTCGCCGACCTCGACTTTCTGGCCGTAGAATTGGCTCTGCTCATCGTCGATATAGGCCATCGGCCCGTGTGCGATCACAAGGCCGACCTTGCCTTGGTTCTTATCTTCCTCGACCGTGCTGTCGGCTAATTCCAGCGTCAGCGTGCCGTGCCGCGCTTTCTTCGGACGAATGTAGACAGCCGCCAACATGGCGTTGCCTAACAACTCCGCTCCACCGAGTGGCACGCCAATGATCTTCCCCTTTTTCATACGCATGCCGACCTTGTACAGAAGGTCGATCCGAGGGTCGGTGTCATGGACTGCGTGTAGGGCCGGCATTTTCTCTGTGTTCCTTTTGAAGACGTTCCAAGCCGAGATACAGGACCGTGTAAAGCTCGAAGACCATCATCTCGCACGCGCGCTGGCTGAGTAAAAACAGCCCTGGACAATCGGGGTCTGTTCTGGCCTGGGTGAGCGGATTAGTGTCGTTAATATCGATGCCATTAGAACCGGCAAGATTGATCAAGCGATCGCGCACTTCGGCCGGCAGATCGTCCCAATGCGGAATCACGACGGACAAAAGCATCCTCCTTGATAATAGAGCCACGCCACGCCGCAAACGAAGCCAACCATCAAAGCAAGGAAGGTGGTGAGCAGCTCAGTCATAGAGAGTGCTCCGCGCCCTCGAGCGTCTCTCCGTCAATCTCATCTCATCTTCGGGGCGAAGTGCTTTGGCGTGAGCCTCGCCGAGCCACTTGATGGCGTCTTGCAGGCCCTGCACGTAGGCGCATTTTGCCTTGTAATCCTCGAATGAGGTACACTTGCTCGCGGCGATCTCGGAAGATCGCTTGGAGGACTCGGTCTTGAGGCGCTCAAGATATGGTTTTAGAAAATCGTCCATAGCACACAGACGGTTTGAGCGAACGCCAAGCGCTGGGTTCGCGACCATAGAAGACGAAATCGCCTATCAAATCAAGGTCGCGCGCGAACGCATGACCGCGTACGACAGTCTGCCGCCAGAAATTCGCGAGGGCGTGAGATGCGCGACGACCGAACTGGACACGCGCAATATTGCAAATCTGCTGAAAAACGGCTGGACGAAAGAGGAAGGCGCGCGTCAGCTATGTCTGGTTCGGGCGTCCGACACCTTGCTTAATGTCAGCGAGATCGGGACCGCGACTAACCGCCCCCGCAAGCGAACGTAAATACTCGATTTCTTCGATCGCAGCCTTCGCAAAATTGCGATAATGAACGTCAAACAGCGTTCTTCCCTCCACGATCATCTGGAGCGCTTCGACCACAGTGATCTTCTTGCCATCAAATTCAACGGTCTGCATCACGCTGCTCTCCTGATGGGCTCAACACACTCGGCCGGGCGCTCAAAGTCAACCCAGCGGCCACCGCAGCGATCGCAAATACCCGACCGCTGCGGCGTAACATTGTGATTGCACGCCCAAATCCACGCACCATCACTGGCGCGACTTGGCCAAAGTAAATTATGGGGCATTGCCACCGTGGACATGGTGGAGCTTCTCGAGTCGACCGACACCAGACTTCGAACCGCCCCTAAAATGCTGGTTCTCCATCGGCGGAGCGGGCCTGACAGCACGCGAAACATTGTTGGGCGCCTTCTCTGCTTGGTGCACCGGACGCGATACGGGGTCAGAGATACGCTGCCTCGGAGAGATCGCAACGCTCACGTCCTCCACGCGGCCGCCCTTATGCTTGGTGATCGCAGCCTTGCGGCCAATATCGCCGCCATCGTACTTGCCATCGGTGTGCTGCACGGGCGTCTTGCTCTTGGCGCTCGATCGCCAGCCGGGCGGCTGCTCTGGCATCCTATCGCCGGGGCCTTGACCCCTTACGCCGACACGACCCCCGCGCTTGCGGGGCATCCCCGGTGGGGGCATTCCTGGAGGACCCATACCAGCGCCAGGAGGTCCTGGAGGCGGCATTGGTGGGCGTGGAGGTGGAGCCGCTCCAAGTCCTGGCGGAGGCATGGGCATTGGCATCGGAGGAGCAGCCCCGTGTCCGCCTTGCGGCGCGACGATGACATTGGTGACGTGCTTTCCGCCCTTGTGCTTGTTGCGGCCGCCATGGGCACGCTCCTTGCGATCATGTTCCTTCAGCATTTTGCTGACGAGAGCACGGTCTTCTGCAGCATCGTCATGAGCCCGGCCGCCAGCTTTGCGCGCCTTGCGGTCAAGACGATGTTTATGCCGTTTCCCATCGACATGACCGCCGTGCTTCCGCGAGGGATGAGCTTTTTGGAGATTGCGCTGGCGTGCGTGAATGTGGTCAGACGCGACGGCCCGATCCGTTTCGAAGTCGTCATCCTCTTCCCCTGGCTGGTGCGCATTGACGGCACCGCCGCGCTTATAATGGAGGCGACCACCGGCAATCTTGTGAGCGCGGGATTTCTCGACCTTATGTGCTCGGTGGGCGTGGAAAGGGTGCATTGTCATCCCTCACATTAGTCGGCGGTTAATGAAAAACCCGGCGGAAAAATGTTACCGCATGGGACATAGTATCGTCTTTTGCATGCCGGGCAAACAGTTATCGCCGCGTACGATGGCCATGCGAAATTAGCACCACACGCATCGCAGACCAGCGAGGAGGCTAAGTTGCCTATGTGGCGGTCAAATCGTATCCCGCCATCGGCCCAGAACCACAGCGCGGTCATATCGTGATCGTTTCCGAGATAGGGTTGCCGAAAGCATCATAGCCCCTGACGATGAAACTTCTTCGGACCTCGACCGCCGTGCGCAGAAGCGAGGCCTCGGTGAGGTCCTGCGTCGCCATCGAGGAAAGCGGATGGGTTATTGAAGACAGCGCGATGCCATCCTTGATGGCGGCTGGACCTGCAATTGCAGCCGCCGCGGCACCCGTAAGAAATTCACGCCGGTTCATGCGGGTTCGGTCTCCTTAGGCTGCATCAGCTGAGCCAACCCCAGCTGGCGGTCCTGGTCGAGCTTCGCGACATCGTGAGTGGCGTCGTGAGCAGCCTTGTTGGCTTTCAAGGCGTGATCTCTCAATGCCAGTCCGTGCTTGGCCTGCGCAAGCCCCTGATTCGATCTTTGCTCCGCCTGATCGCTGCCGTGAATTATCAGCTCCTTCGCCAGATTGGTATTGGCGATGTCCTGGTCGGAACTCATCTGCGCCTGCTTCATCGCCGTATCGGCCGCCTTCGCCTGGGCCAAGGCGGGCTTGGTGTTGGCGTCGGTCTGCGCCGAGAGCATCTTGGCGTTTGCGGTGATTTCCTGCGGGCTCGGCGGCGCCGGTGCAGGGTTATCCGGAGGCAAGTACTGCTCGGGTTGCTTGATGCCGAGTACCCTCAAAGCCTCGGTGTAAATCTTCTTCTTGTTCCAACCGGCCGGGTCGGCTTGGAGCATCTGCAGCAGCGCCACGACCTTCATAATGCGATGCAAGTGGCTCGGTGTGTTGGGGTCCGACTTCGGCACGAGGTCGTAGTCGTTGAGCGCCTGGGTTACCAGCTGCTCGTTCCAGGTCGTCGACATGCCGCGGCGCTTGGCCTTGGTGATGTGCCTGTAGAGCGATGTAGGGTCCTCACGGATGAGTTCGAACAGCAACTCGAACTCCAGAGCCTGGGAGCTGTGCATGCCCTTGTGGACGGCCGACTCGACCTTGGTGGCCTGCTCTATCAGCGCCAGGATGGTGCCCACCGGGATATCGGCGCGACCCTCGGCGACCGGCATGTCCGCGGTGCCGCCGACCTTCTGGGCGACCTCGCGCACCTTGTCCATCATCGCCAGGAAACCCTGCTTGATGTCCTGGTACGGCAGCGACATCACGACTTTGCGGATGTCATCTAGACCTTGGAGATCGATCGGGATGAATTGGCCGGGTCCGGCAGGCAGGTGGTTGTCTAGCTGTTTGTCGCCCGCAGGCTTGGCTGCAAGACCGCCCGGGAAATTCGAGAACATCCCATTATCGATAGCAATACGCAGCATAGCCGTAAGCGCCATGGTAAGATTACCCATGATGTGGAGCAATCCGATTCCGTAGAAACCAAGCCAGTCGATGTAGCAATATCGAACGTAGGTCCGTCTCCGGTTGGCATCGTTGTCCTCCTGCCTCCAGTCGCGATAGATGGCGAGTATTCTGCGGCTATCCTTCTCAATCGACACGCTGTAGGGCAGCGGCACGCCGCGGTCCTTGAACTGCTTCGGCATGAAGCGATCCCAGTCGATCTCCAGCTCGCAGCGGCACTCGTAGACCGTATAGGGCATGTCCTCCGGCCGCGTATCGTCGCGCCGCACGCCCTCGATCGACTGAAGCTTCTGGTCAAGCCGGTTCTGATCCAATGGGGTCGGTGCCGGGCTTGCCACGTCGTCGCGATAGAACTCGGCGACGATCATCCGGCGAAACTCGCTCTTGCGCAACTCGATGATGTGCGTGACACGATCCGCATTCATCAAATCAGATGCGGCGTTCGACACCACGAGATCCTTAGCGTCAACCGCCAGCGAGGTGGGCCGACGCTTAAGAGGACAGTGATATACCTTTTTGAAAGCAGCACCCCCGAAATACATCCAGGCGAACATCTGCTTCGAGTCAGGGTAATACTCGGTAGCCACATTGGTAAGGTAATAGTTGCCGGCCTTCTGCAGCTCCTCAGCCAGGACATCATCACCGGCATCTCCCATGTCATCGATCTTGACTGGGCCCTCCGCCGGCAGGAACTCGCCGATCGCATTGGCTTGCCCGCGGATGACGGCGTCGAGCAGGCTGGGGTCCTTGGCTGTGGTCATGCCCTGGAGCGGCGCCCCGCCTCCACCAGGGTTCACCCGGGGCGGCTCGATCTTCAATCCCAGGAGATCGATGCCCCGATCACGGTTAGCGATCCACTCCTCGCGAGACCGCAGATCGGAGTCGATGCCCTCCATAAGGTCTTCAGCAATTCTTGCGAGATCGAGATCGTCCATACTGTCGGCGAGATTTGCGTCAAACTCGTCGTCGCTCTGCTTCTTTTGAAGGTTGCTGTCGAGACTGACCGTAATAGTTCCGTCTTCGTGGCGGGTGATCTGGGAGGAACCTGAATTTGGGAAAGATATGACATTACCGTCATCCCCGTCGTCTTCGAGGCGGATCACCATCGGCCGCTTGGTGGCGCCAGACTTCGCGAAGGGCAGCGCAGCGGTATTCCAGACAGACTCTGAGGAGGCCATAAATGAAAAACTCGCGCTAACGGGGTCGCCGCGCGCGAGCTTAGCACACCCCCGGCAAAGGGGTTAACTGCGAGGAAGACCGCCCACCCCCGGACGCCCCAGCTGACTTAAAATACCCATAACGGCATTCAGCGCAGCAATGAAAGCCTTCGCGTCATTGAAGTACGTGGCGCCGATAGTCTCGACTTGATCGATTGTGATGTTGTGGGCTGCCGCCTGCATCGCCTTGGCAACGGGAACGATGTGGTCCTCAGTCAGCGGGGCGGGCGGGTTTGCGGGGCCGGGAGCCTGTGCGACGCCGGCTTGAATGGGTTCGGGTGCGGGCGGGCTTGTCTGGTCTGTCATTAGGTTCTCCTGGTTTAGGCGCCTTCGGTTTACCTCCAATAAGCACCCAGGCGCTCTTCGGGGGCTTCAGCTCTTCGATAATCTCAACGATATCGTCACGCAATCGAAATAGGAAACCTGCTTGGTCAGAAGTGAGCGCCGAGAAGCCGGTCGCACCCTGCACATTGAGACGCACTTCGACCTTGGCCCGCATGTCGAGCACCGGCCGGGTGATGTCGGCCGGGTGGCACTGCAGGATCATCGCCTCCCGGATGGTGCGAGCGGCTTCCTTCATGATTTCTTTGCGGATCATCTCCGCAAAGAAGTCGGCCGGCACGTATTTACCGGGATACTTGTCATCCCTCAGGGGGAAGACACGGACATCGACGATGAACTTCTTTTGCTCAGTAAAAGGGACAGCGACTGGTCGTCCAACGGGGGTTTTGCTGACAGTAGACATCGCATGTAGACCTTCCACTTGCCTTCGAACATGTCGATCTCCGGCGAGATGCGCCAATAGAGCTTTGGTACACAATCCGGGGGATTGGCCGAGGCCCACCAATCTGCGTACCGCTTAAAATTGGCCAGTGCCGCTGCAATCGCTTCCTGAGGAGTATCGTGTGGACCCCTTAATTTAGCCGAACCCGGCCCAAGCCCGCCATTGGTATCCCTCGCCGCATCGAATGGCGTGCACGACACGATCTCCACATAGTACTCGCCGGTGACCGACAAGAAGGTGCCGGTAGACTTTCCAATGAGATCTACGTATTCGCCCTCGATCGTCTTCACCAGCGATGCGATGGACTGCCCCAGGATGTGTTCACGCGCCTCTCGGCAAACCTCCGAGACCCAGTTATCCCAAGTACTTACCGGAGTCCAACTCTCATCGAAAAACGCGCCTTGCTCCAGCGTTTCCCAGAACGTGAGCTTCTCGATGATACTCAGCCGCAGATATGCTTCGCGTGTCATCATTGCTTCCCCTTTAAAATTTCATCCCCGGTGGAATATGCCCAGGCCGTAAGATGCGATTCTTGGCCTGCATCTCAGCCTGCTTGGCGGCAAGTTGAGTGGGGTGAATGCCCTGCATCATCGCCCAAGTATGCTGCTTGATCAGCTTAGCGCCGAAGTATTGCTCGGCGTGGTAGGCGCCCGCAAATGAGGTGTTGAAGTTCATCGGGCCGCCGATAGCCACGAAGGCAATCGCCCGCACCTTACCATCCCTAGCCTCCTTAAGAAGCGCCAGGATCGTGTCGATGGCATCCTGCTGATCCTTGTCGTAGGTCGGGCATTTCTCTGCCAGCTGCTTCGCCGGCACATCGTTCATGTCATTCATGGCGTTTTTTTCCTGCTAGGCTTGAAGGACAGCGTACCGTAGACACGCATCTCTTCTAATTTTGGCTGCACATTGTTGGTGACCGATCCATCTTCGTGAACGTAATCGCGAATGGTGACGCCCTTGGTGTACATCGGCACGACGAAGCTGGACAATTCGCGTATCTGGCTCGCTAGATGCTCCAGCTTTCTCTCGATGCTCTCAAGACGCTCAGAAGCGGTAACGCGTTTTACCCGCTTCACGCCGATCTCCCTTTCTTCATCTTCTCACTCACTTTTGCGCCCTCCCCATCTATAGTCCTTCCAGTCGTTGATCAGATTGGTGATCTGATCTTGGTGCAGCGCCTTGAGACCCTTGAGCGGCTCGTTGAGATCGCTGTCGCTTGTGGAGGCGCAGATGCAAAAAGCATTGATGAACTCGGCCATCACCATGCAGGCACCCTGCGGCGGAATACCGAGAAGGAAGCATCGGGTGATCATGTCGTTGACTAAAAACCCGTGGTCCTTCTTAGCTAGGAACGTTCGCATTTCCTCGTAAATATCGCGATCAAGATCACTTAGTTTGAGCGTGCTCATGTAAAGCGCTTTCTCAGGCGTGGTAGAGAATCGGCGGCTGTTTTCTGAACTCCGCTCTAGCGCGGACCAACCGGGCGACCTCTTCAGGCCGCTGGATCAGACCCTGTTTTCTGAGCCAACCAATCGCGTGCGTAGCACTGTCCGTCAGGTCTTTAAAGCGGTGACGAGGAAACATTGCCATCTCGTCTTTAACCATCTCCGCCCAGTCTCTAGCCGGCGCGTAGATCAGCCCCTGCGCCCAGGCGGGCTGCACCGCAATCGCCCTAGCGACCTTGTCCTTAGGGGCGTCCATGCCGAGCGTCGTCCACTTCTCGCCGGCATAGATGCGCTTCATCTCGTTGATGACGTCTAGGCCAGAGGCCTTGGCCTCGACCAGAAGCACGTCGACACCGTACGTCTTGCAGCTGTGCGCCACCCACTCGCACAGGCCCCAATTCTTCTGCGTTCTAGAGACCCACTTGCCATATGTCTCATCGGGCTTCTTGCGCGCGACATCGCCGTGGATTTGCAGATGGCGGCGCCATGCGTGCATCAGCATGACACGCGGCGTCTGACCTTCCCACAAGGTGGGATCGAGCGAAGTCTCGATCTCTTGAGGCGACATCTTCTGGCCCATCTTGAGAACGCGATCGAGCGCTTCCTTCTGGGCGAACTTGTCCATGAAGACGCCCCAGATGGTGAAGCCTGACGGGTCGTTGATTTCTTTCTCGGTGTAGGCCGAGTCGAGAGACGCAACGATGAGGTCCATCGGCGGGTATTTCCCGTTCTCCGGCGGCTCCCAGTGGTTCCACATCGACAGATCGAAGATGCCACCCTTACGCGGCATCGGCGTCTGCTGGTACTGCCCGGCATAGGCGAACGGGCCCATGTCCAACTTGATCGCGTCGAGGTCGGCAAGACTGAAGCGCTCAGCCCACGCCAACATCCCATCGCGCTCGTCAAGCTCGAACGGTGAGAGTAGCTCACCCTCATCGTCCAAAGCTCGAGGATCGATCCAACCCAGATCATTGCCGCTGTAGTCAACCTTCCCATCCGACACTGGGTAGACCGACGGATCAAATTCCATCGGGATCATCAGGTGGCAGTAGGGCAACTCCTGGCTCAGCAGGTCCCCCGACACATCCTCCATATGCAAGCGCTGCATGATGATGATGATTGCCGAGGTACTAAGCTCATTGAGGCGGTTGGCCATTGACTCGCGACGCCAACGGACCGTCTCTCTTCGCTTATTCTCGTACTCGATATCTTTGACGTTGTGCGGGTCATCGAGGATTACGCGCGAACCTCGCTCGCCCGTGCCGACGCCTCCAATGCTCGAGGCCATCTTGAAGCCGGTCTTGTTATTGTCGATCCGACCCTGCCCAGTCTTCTCAAGAGTGAAGCGATCACCCCAAAGCTGTTGGTACTCCTCCGACTGGATGAGGTTGCGGAACTTGTTGTTGTCACGCTCGGTGATATCGGCCGAGTAGCTAAACGCCACGTACCGCTGATGCGGCATGTCCATCGGCCCCCATTCCCAAGCAGGCCAGAAGACATCCACCAAGAGTGATTTCATAAACCCCGGCGGCACGTTGATCAACAGCCGGGTGATCTCGCCGACCGTTACCGCATCCAGGTGCTCGGCGATCGCATCGACCGCCCAGCCTTCCCGGAACGTCGTAGCGGGCTCCAGGACGTGCCAGAAATAGCGGATGAAGTTAAGGAGCCCGCGCCCGTGCGGCTCTCTCTGGCGGGCCCTTTCGGCCTCCAGCTGGCGCTCGGTAGTGAGTGTATGGACCCGCTGAGCGCGCCGCTCCAGCTCGGCATCAATATCCAGGATCGACGGCAGTCGCGTACGGCCGTAATCGGCATTGAGTGACATTGCTCGCCCAAGCGCTGGGAGGACCCCGCGGCTACAGGTCCCTGGCGCGTCCACTAAAGGACGCTACGGCAGGATAACTGCACGCCCTCCGCGTTAACCGCGAGGCTCAATAATAAAAGGCGCTCAGTTGGGGCGTGTCAAGTTCGGGGTGGGTTCCTGGTAGGCCATTATCGTCGCCTTGATGTCCTCGGCAATCTCCAAAGGTGGAATATTGTTGTCCCTGGAAATCATAGCCATCAGGCAAGCCATAAGCTCAATGGCCTCCTGTGGATTGTACCCCTCTTCCTGAAAAAATGCCTTAAGCCGGTTCAGCTTCTCGCTATCGGTCATGAAATTCGTACCCCAGGAGGTAGCGCCAATTCGCCCAGACATCCAGCCCATTCTCGATCTTGAGCTTGCCCTCGGCGATCTGCCGGCAACGACGATCACATTCCTGCTGGCCGTTCGATCCGCTCACTGAAAAACTTGCGTACAATATCCCAAGCCTCATGGAACCCGGTTATTGAATAATCATGATCGATTTCCATGCCGTTGAGATGGTTCTCCAGGCGGATGTCGATCGCGTTCTTCAGCATCTTCAGCTCGTCCTTGGTCATTGGCGTACCCCTACAGCAAAACAGCCTTCCTCCAACTTGACGACCTTCATCGGCGCTAGGGGATCGAAACGACCATCAGCATAAAGGGTCCCGCATTCCGCGAACTTCACGCCCGGGCGCGGCTTACCAACAGGTTCATATTGCGGGTGGCTGGCCATCCAATCCTGCTGAGCTTTGGTCATAGCAGCCTGCCATAGCCGCTGATCTGTCCGCGGCCCATGGCAACATTGTGCGTAGCCACCATCAAATTGCTCTTCGCCATCTCCAACTCCATGAAAATGCGCCGGTACTCCTCCTCGTTGGTGTTGTCGACGCCGGACTGGACGATCTCCATGAGCGCCAGCTCGAGCGTCGTGACATTGCGCTGGACAAGGTACAGCCGCTCGCACCGTTCATGCATCTCAACGGCATCTTCATAGCTCAGGGTATCTCGCATTTTAAATCTCAAAAAATTATTCGTGGTAGAGTGGTAACGTATAGTCGGAATTGCCGACATCCAATTCAGGAGTAAAGCCAAGCTCTGGTCCGTGTTCACCATGCTGGCCTATCTGTGCCCATTCGATGATGCGATTCACGGCCGCCCTCACGTCATCCGGCAATTGCCCCTTATAAGCTTGGAAGATAAAATTGCGGGTAAAGGCAGAGGGTTCCTCATCGCTGATTACGCTGTTGGCCCCTGTAATGACGATCATATTTTTTACGATCATGGCCTGTCCTCAAGATTGTAGCAGTAACGATTCGCTTAACTGTGCTGAGGGCAACATTCAGCAAACCGTTACCGTTAAAGCAATGCAAAGGGGCACCACAATCACAAACCGGTCAGTGGTTGGGCTGGCATGTCCGAATCAGTCACCGCACTTTCCGTTCCGTGGCTGGATACGTCTCTATTTTGCTTTCCCATTATGCCATGCGCAACACCTCCCTCCTGTAGAGAATTCAAAAACTTGACGATGCCGGCAGCGGTACCGGTCACCCAAGCTGCCCTGTAAGAAAGCGCGGCATCATCCCAGGGCCAATCAAAATCGTTGCATTCTTTGCTGGCGGCCTCATAAGCGACCTTCGCCATTTCCAGCACGAGATCGGTGGTAATCTCGCTGAGGAGAAGATTGCAGACCAGCTCCAGCCGGCGAGCCGCCTCCAGCTCGATGCGGGAGGGCTGATACGAGACCGGGACGCCGTTGTTGCGGTACATGCCGCGCAGCCGCTCGATGATGATGCGCAGGTCGAGCGCACTAAGGTCTTCGGGTTCCCATTTGGCCATGCGACCTCCTTAATAAAAAAAATAATGGACGACCTGATAGCCGAGGTAGCCGGAGACGGCCCAGAGCATCAGCATCAGCAAGGTCCATTGAACGAAATTCATGCGTGTTTCCCGTTTGGTGAACGCGCCGGTTTCTTGAGCAGCTCACCGGGTTCCGCTAGCCGGCGATGCTCGACGGGCTTCCTCTCGCTGGTGGGCGTGACGGAGGTGGCATGCTTGGCTATGACGTCAGCCAACATGCCGCTGGAGAGATTGCCGACAAGCTCTTTCTTCATCTGCTGGCTGTGAATTTTCTTGAAGACAATTTCGATCCAGCCCACCTTGTCGGTATCCTGCTCGCCCGGCGCCGGGTCGTCGCAGCTAGCAAGGGCGCGCACGAACTCCATCTGGGCACCGCGCTCCATAAGCTGGAACATCGTCGCGAGACCCCGCGGCCCGGGCTTCCTGGCAGCCTCGGCACAGCGCCTCTGCTCCGCCTCGCTCTTGCGCAGATCCTCGATCAGCTTGGACTGATTATCGAGGCGCTTACGCATGGCGACATCAGTGCCGGCCGCAAGCTCGGCCAGTTGAGCGTTGAGACCGTCGATGCGCATATCGCGTTCCCGGAGCTTCTCCAGAAGATCATGGACGCGCGCTTCCCGAGCCCGGTCCCTT